TACAAGCAGTATTTGAAAAAGCAATTGATACTGCTAAAAAATTACATCACGAATATCTAACAATAGAGCATTTATTGTTCGCTATGTTACTGGAGGAAACCTTTAGCAAAACAGTACAAGGGTATGGCGCTAACATAGAAGAACTAAAAAAATCTCTAGCAGATTACTTGCAAAATAAATGTGCAGAAATTACTGTCCCAGATGTAGTTGTTAAGCCCCGTAAAACTCAATCCGTTGAACGTATTCTTAACAAAGCATTTACACAAGTATTGTTTAATGGTCGTCAAAGAATCGAGCCAACTGATGTGTTCCTTGCTATGATGAGTGAAAAACGCTCGTGGGCATTTTTCTACATCCAGAAAGCAGAGATTGATAAGGATAGATTTGCTGACTATCTTAATAATACTGTTGAAACTGAAGAGGAAGAAGAACAAGAAACCGCTGGCGGAAGTGGTAGAGCTCTTGCTGCATTTACAACAAACTTAAACGAGCAAGTTAAGAAAAATAAGATTGATCCAGTTATTGGCCGTATTGATGAGCTTGAAAATATTGCTCTAGCACTTGGACGTAGAAGTAAAAATAACGTTATCCTAGTAGGTGATCCAGGCGTAGGTAAAACCGCCATTGCTGAAGGTCTTGCTTTTAATATTGTTAAAGGTGCAATTCCAGACTTTCTTAAAGACTATACAGTTTATAATTTAGATATTAGTGCTATGCTTGCCGGTAGCAAATATCGTGGAGACTTCGAAGAACGTTTTAAAATGGTTCTTAAAGGTCTTGCTAAGAAAGGTAAGACTGTACTGTTTATTGACGAAGCACACATGATTAGTGGTGCGGGCTCAGCTAGTAACGGAGCCAATGATCTTGCCAACATGATGAAACCGGCGTTGAGCAAAGGCAATATTAAAGTTATTGCTAGTACTACATGGGAAGAATATCGTAAGCACTTTGAAAAGGATCGTGCGCTTATGCGTCGATTCCAGCGCATAACGGTTGATGAGCCAACTCAAGAAATGACATTACAGATTCTTAAAGGTATTAAAAAATACTATGAGAGTTATCATAATGTTAAAATTAAAGACGATGCGCTAACTGCCGCAGTTAAATTATCAGTTAAGTATCAAGCAGATAAAAAACTACCAGACAAAGCTATTGACTTAATCGACGTAGCTTGCTCACGCTTTAATTTAAAACTTGCAGACGAAAGGGTTGTTAATGAGTCATCAATTCAATTTGAATTGTCTAAGATGGTTAATATTCCTGAAGAAGTAGTTAGTGAGACAGAAAGTCATAACCTTGCTACATTACAAGGAAAACTACAAGAAGAAGTATACGGACAAGATCTTGCTATCCAAGAAGTTGTAGATAAAATTGTTGTGGCGCAGGCAGGTTTAAAATCTGAAAACAAGCCAATTGGATCTTTTGTATTCATGGGTCCAACCGGTTGTGGTAAAACTGAAACTGCTAAAGCATTGTCTAAGCATCTTGGTGTTAAGTTGTTGCGCTTTGATATGAGTGAGTATCAAGAGAAGCATAGTATTAGTAAGCTGATTGGTAGCCCTCCGGGTTATGTTGGCTTTGAAGAAAATGCTGGCTTGTTGATTACGCAAATTCAAGAGAATCCAAATGCTGTTCTATTGTTCGACGAAGTTGAAAAGTCACATCCTGACGTAAGCACAGTATTGTTACAAATGATGGATAACGGTTTTATTACAGGATCAAATGGAAAACAAGCCGACTGCCGTCAACTTATCCTTATCCTTACTACTAATGCTGGAGCACAGGCAGCTGAAAAGAATCAAATTGGTTTCGGTGCCCAGGAAAAAGAATATAGTGATGCAGAATTGAAAAAGTTCTTTACTCCAGAATTCCGCAATCGTTTAGATGGTATTGTTACATTTAATAAGTTGAATAAAGAAACAATGACCAAGATTGTTGTTAAGTTTATAGACGAAATGCGTGAGCAAGTTAGAGAAAAAGGTATCCGTATTAAAATCGATAAGGAAGCAACTAACTGGTTAATCGATAAAGGATTTGATGCTAAGATGGGTGCTCGTCCGTTACAACGTGTTATTGACAAGGAAATTAAACGTGACCTTGCTAAGATGATGTTGTTCGGCGAACTAAAGAACGGCGGGTGGGTAACTATCAGTATTGAAGACAACCAGATCATGCTAGTTGCTAAATCTAAAGCATCTAAAACAGTACCGCTTCTAAGCGTCGATAGCACAACTATAAATGTTAACGAAGACAACCAAACGATTATTTAAAGGCATATATCAGTACAAAGCTGTACTGATCGTTGCTGGCGCTGGATGGTTTCGTAGCGGGGATTGGGACGGCGCTCTTACTCAATTAAAGCAAATTGATTTACTAACTAACAAGGTTACTGGACATCCTTACTTAAAACCGTGGACAAGCGGTTTTAAGTCACAGGACGATATTGACTATGCTATAGATTTACAAGCTATTCTTAGAAAATTAAAAGACATTGATGTTAGAGTTGAAACTCCCTGGATCAGTGTGTACACAAATACTAAGTCTAATATCGATGCGTTAATTAAATTAAATCCAGACCATATTAAATATATTAGTATCCCACCTAAAAATAGTATACTAGATGAAAATACTATAATACTTCCTAAAGTACCGTTTGAATTCCGTGTTACTCTAGGTAAAACTAACCAAGAGCATTCGGCATTTATTGCATGGGCTGAAGGTAATCGTAAAGTTAAACTACTTAAGAGTTGCAAGAAAGAACTTAACAGGAACATGAGCTGGGGCGGGACCTACTTCTACATCAGCGGAGAAAACAACCTTTTGTTAGCAAAAATGCACTTGGGCGGTAGCATTAACAAGGTTGAGCGCATAATCAAAGCGTAATCTTAGAACTCCGTTTCCGATAAATAGTATATTCGTAGTGTGTAACTATGGCTAATAAAAACGGGCAAAAAAATGCGTATACAAGAACTATTAGAAAACACTAATTTTAAAGATTCAGATTTTGTTAAACACCAAGACGGCAAGCGAGATATCGACTATGACCTCAGTGAAGATCTAGCTTTTTACATGCACAATGATGATGATGTGTATAGACGTCATACATATCCTGCTATTTCTAAGTGCATCGAAAGTATTAAATCAAATAAGAAAATTAATCCTGGAATTTTTAAAGCCGCGGTAGAAGAAAGCTACAAAAGCTATGTTAAAAAGTTTCCTATTAGAGAATTAACTGACAATATAAGCGATGATGTTTGCAAGGAAATTTGTAATAAATTACATGAAGAACTTTGCCAGCATTATGAAGAAGGCAAATACAAGGATTAATTGTGTTACTAAGAGAATTGTTCCTTCGTGAAGCGACTGCACCTGCTGATGACAGCATGGAAAAGTATGGCAGGCCGTTCAATCATCCTGAACATCTAGTGTTCTTCAAAGGGTCAAACGGGACATTAGAAGCACTGAGTCATTTTAAAGAAATCGCCGACGAAGCAGAAGGCAAAACTACTGTTCGACGAAAATGGGACGGTAATCCACAAGTGTACTGGGGTAGAGAAAAGAAGAACGGTCCTCTAATCCTCGCAGGTCACAATCAATGGTCTCGAGGTGTTAAGGCAAGTAGCCCCCACGAAGTATACGACTTTATTGCTAACCAAAGCGGTAAGGCAACTACTCCGGAACAAGTTAAACAACGACAAGCATTTGCTACACAGTTTGCAAATTTATATCCGTTGTTTGATGCGGCAACTCCAAAAAACTTTGTCGGCTTTGTATATGCTGATAATTTGTTTGGCGTTGAACCGACTAACCCAAAACGATTAGAACAAGAAGAAGGGTATCCAAAAGGTATATGGACATTTGCTCCTAATCCTAAATCTAATACGGCTTATCACGTTGATGCAGAAAGTGAATTAGGTCAGCGTATAGCTAAAGCACAAGTTATGGTTGTTGGTCATGCTAGGTTTGATACATTTGGTGCAAGTGATAGAGAACAACAACCAATGGACGACTTTGAAATATTTAATCAAACAGAAGGGTTGATTGTCCAAGGTCCAATTTATACAGATACTGCTCCAGAGTTTGATACTGCACCAATTGATCAAATGATACAATACGTTGATCAACACGGTCCAGTTATTGATTCATTTATTGGTAGTTTACCAGATCCAGATAAGAATGGAATATTCTATCCATTCTTTAATCAAATGAGCAACTTACATGCAGCTGGCAAGCAGGACTTTAGTAGCATTAGTGGAAAAACATTTATAGACTGGATGCAGACTAAAGGTGTTAGTGCTAAGAAGCAACAACATATTATTAATATGGTGCAAGAACACCCAGGCGGCCTTGATGCAATATTCTTCCTTATTAAAGGTATTAGGAATATGAAAGATCAAGTAGATGCCGCTGTTAAGCAACAGCCACGTAAAGAAATTTGGGATAGTAACGGCGAAGGACACGTTCGTTATGCACAACAACATCATAAATATGGTAATATAAAGATTGTTCCGACTACATGGGCGCCGGGAGCGTTAACAGCATGAAATTAAGAGAATTATTTGAAAACATTTACGAAGAAATACCAGACGGACAAGAGCCAGCAGAGTATGATGGCGGCTTAAAAGTTATTGGTATTTGTTATGGACGTTGGAATCCTCCGCACAGGGGACATAGAGAAGTTTGGAAAGAAGCTTCAAAAAATCCTATCTGGTTTATCGGTACAAATGAAAATACCGAAGGCCCAAAAGATCCATTACCATATGATATTAAAATCCAGTGTATGGCTGCAGTATGGTCTAAAGTGTCCGGGCATGTAATTCCAGAACAAGATTTGTTTACTATGGCCAGCCATATCTATGAGCAACATGGTGAAAATGTACATTTAAAAGTCTATACTGATGAAAAATGGTTAGCTGCCGGCTTACAAAAGTATAATGGACAGATGGGGGCAAAACACGGCGGTTACAAATTTAGTCAAATAGACCATGTTGAAACTAAACGTCTAGCTCGTGCTACTGATTTACGTGAGTATGTACGTACAGGAAATAAAGCTGCATTTTATAAAGACGCTGGTATTAGCCCAGATACTACTATAGAAGTTAAGAAACAACAATTGCCGTTGTTTGATGTAGTAGCATATTTCTTAAACAAGTACTCAGATAAACGTGCCATCGCCGAAGCCGGTGGAATGAAACCTATAGACAAAGAAAAGAAAGCCGCAATGCGAAATGCAACCACTATTCCAGGTTTGAATATGTCTACTGGTTCTCAATATATGAATTATCGTATGGGAATTGCATTAGCAGGTGCACCAGACTATCCTACTAAACAAGAAGCAGACAACTGGATTGGTGGAGATCCATTAATCAGTTCTTACACAGAACAAGAATTTGAAATGGTCAAAGCAGCCGCTAAACAAGTTGGTGCTGGTAAAATACAAAACTGGTCAGGCAATCGAAGTCTAGAAGTAGCTGATGTAAATAAAACTAGTGCAGTTGCAAAAGTTAAAAAGAACAAATACGGAGTTTAAACGTGGATCCAAAATATCATTTAGCATTAAAAACAACCTTTGCTAGCGAATATGCATTTGCATTAAAAGCACAGAACTTTCACTGGAACGTAGAAGGTGCAAGTTTCCCACAACTCCACGAACTATTTGATAAGATTTATACAGAAGTATACGGAAGTATTGATACCTTTGCGGAACAACTACGTGCTTTAGAAATATACACACCGGCTAGCTTACAAAAGTTTAGTATGCTAACTAAAGTAGAAGATGAGAATAACGAAAACTTACCAGAACGTAATATGGTAGAAGAACTGTTAGCTGATAGTGATAAAATGGCTAATATGTTTAAAATTGTGTTTACCATGGCTGAGAATAACGGCGATCACGGATTAAGTAACTTTTTTGCAGATCGTCAAGATCAACATAAAAAGCATAGCTGGATGTTGCGTAGTACATTAAAATGAAACAGTATAAGATCACATCACAGGATTTAAATCAAAATAGCGATGAAGATTGCTATCTTGCTCCTGATGATCCTATACATGAAATGAAAGCACTAGCAGGGTTAGGTGGTTTAGGTGGAAATGCAAGATTGCACGAATACCGTGCAAGCCAAGGCAGTAACATTAGCGTAACCGGTGATGCTAAAGGTGAGTTGATGAAAAAACATAATATTAAGCCCGGAACTCCCGAATGGTTTAAGTTATGGTTTAGTTTACCATATATGACTGGTGAAAAACCAGTAGGGAAATAATATGAAAATTAGAGATTTATTAGGGGAAGGTTGGAGAAGCAGGGATTCATACCAACGTGATTACGACAGTAGCCGTACAGGATTTGGTCGTCCGCCAAGAGAAGATGATGAATATGTTAACGGTGATGAAGACGAAGTAAGAGCATATAATCAATATATGGCTAAACATCAGGCTGATGTTCCGCACGATGTACATATTGACGGTCGTAAATGGAAAACATTTGACTCTCATAGTCACGCTAACAATGTTGCTAAAAAGCTGCAAGCAAATGGTAAGAAAGCTACCGTACATAAATCAATTAGTGAATCAGCATCGGCCGGTGCAACGTCGGCTGCTAATGTAGCAGTAGGTGCAATTTATAAGAATAAAACAGCAAAACAAGCTAAAAACAAAGACGGTACAGCTAAAAACGCCCTAGATATCAAAGCAAATTTGCTTACGGGCGGAAGCATCAAACGATAAATATATAAAGATAACGGAGTTTACCATCATGCAAGATCAAATGCAACCAGATAACAATTTACCACAACACGGCGCAGATCACGAGGGCGCAATGGCCAAAGCTGACTTGTTTAAATTAGCTAACTATTCAGTTAAGCTGTTTAAACAGATCGAAGACGGCGATCAACTAGAAGCTTGGGTACAAGCTAAGATTACTAAAGCAGCTGATTATGTTGCTTCAGTGTATCACTATTTAGAATACGAAATGAAGTTTAACGAGTACGGCGAACATTTGTCCAATGCTGAAGTTATGACTGAAGGTCAAACTATTCTTAAGAACAAATTAGTAGAAGCTAAAGCTAAAGTTAAAGAACTTAAAAAACTCCAAGCAGAAAAACTTAAAGATAAAAAGAAAGTTGAAGAAGGTGTTCTAAGTGGCGGTGATCGTCCTTGTACTGAGTGTGGCGGTACAGGAATGGTTTACGAAGAGCCTAAGGCAGTTCCAGATCATGTTAAATCTAAAGTTGAAAAATACAAGCGTTTGACTAAAGCAACTCATGCTGCTCACAAACGTTTAGATCGTAATAACAATGGTATTCCTGATTCGTTAGAAGGCGGTGAAGAAGTTACTGATGAAGATCAAAGTAATCTAAAGAAAGTTGGCGATACATCTAAAACTGCTGCAGGTGGTACAGTAACTAAAACGTCTACAGGTGTTAAACATACCCGTGATCCAAACAGCTACAGTGATGACGGCGACAGCGAACAAAAGTCAGGCAAGGGTATTAAGAGCCATGCTAAGTCGCAAAGTGCCGCTGAGAAGAAAGAAAAAGCTCCGGCACAAAAGATGTCACCAAAGAGTGCTAAGACATGGGGCATGAAAGACGGCGAAAAGTTTGACAACAGAGATGGTGCTCCTGCTAAGCCAAAGAAAGAAAAAGCAGTTGACGAAATGTTTGGCCAAGGTGTTTACGAAGCTAAACTAAAAGGCAAGCAAACTAAATTAGATGCAGACAAAGATGGCGACATCGAAGCTGACGATTTAGCGGCATTACGTGCTAAGAAAAAAGACAGTAAGGTATCTGAAGCTGTTAAGAAAGCAAAGAAAGACTACGACAAAGATGGAAAAATTGAATCTGAAAAAGATGAAGTAATCGGTTCACGTCGTAAAGCTGCTGGCTTAGATGAAGCAAAGGCTGTAGAAGTCATTGCAGAAAACACAGATTTAACTCGCGTAAAACAATTCTTAACTCGCCTAAACGGATAATAATATGGACATGAAGCGCATTTTACAGGCGTTAGATACAGCTTCTAGCAAGCCTGTGGAAGGCGCTAATGACATAAAGAAAGCACTTTCAATCGTAACTGAAGGTGCAACCCCGCATAAAGTTGCATTGCCTGTACAAATGGCCATGCAACATTATCAACAACCTGTAGTAAAAGAAGCTACTAAGAAATCTTTATTAAAACAATACTTCCAAGAAGCAGAAGAAGTTGTCTCTGAAGAATTGGCTGCTAAGAAAGAACACTTACGCATGTACAGTCAGACAATTGCAAAACGTGTGTTAATGAAAGAGTCAAATCAAACAATATCTGAAGTTCCTATCGAACCAACAGATGATCCAAACGATCCAGTTGTATATGGACACCAAAAAGCAAACCCAATGAGCCTAAAAGGTCGTGTCATGCAAGCTCGAGCTCAACTAACAGAGTTAGCAGAACGTGCCCGATCCGATGACCTATTAGTATGGGAAGGTATCTGCCGTGATGCTAAGGGCGGATTGTTTATGGGGTTAGAACAAAATTTAGAACAGATTCGTCATGGCATTACCGAACTTGCAGCTAAACGTCGAAAAGGCGGAGTTCAAAGTAAAGGCATTGATAAAAATATTGGTGAATCAATCATATTAGAAAATGCAAACCTTATTAAACTACTTGCGGTTGCAGGGGAAAGATTTGGACTTGCTAATCGAGATGATATTATTTCAATGCTAGCATCTTTAGGATTACACCTTACATTAGGTGGAGTTCTTATTGCTACTAATAAACAAGCTGAACCATTGAAACAAGAACTCGAAGCAAAAGCTGCAAATTGGGGCGGCGAGGCTCGTGATAAAACACAACGTAGTTCCGGTAATCCTACTCCACCTGTTAAATTAGATTGGACGTGGCAAAATATCTATCAGAACAATAAAGACCTTATTGGAGATAATCCTAATTTAATTAAACCCGGTGTAACTATTGATTTACCTGACGGAACACCTTATACTATTAAACAAGGTGATACACTATCTGGAATTGCTCTTAAAACAAAACCAAAGACAGTTAAAAAATAATTAGGATCAGTAATGAATATTCGTGATCTAATATCTAGGCTAGATTCAATTGTCAATGAAGATGATAATGCAGAGTTAGCCAAGTTAGTTGCTCAACTAAAAGATGCTATTGAGCAGTATAAAAAGATAGCAACTCCTCCCGCAGTAGAACAACCAAAGACAGTTAAGCCAATTGACGGCAAATGTCCGGCTGGATATTATTTAAGTGCAGATAAAACTGTATGTATGCTTGGGACTGCTCCAGTAGTTAAAGAGCCAGTAGTTAAAAAAGAGCCAGTAGTTAAAAAAGAGCCAGAAGTTAAAGATCCAGTAGTTAAAAAAGAGCCAGAAGTTAAAGATCCAGTAGTTAAAGATCCGGCTGCAGTTACACCTAATGATAAAAATAATCCAGCTCTTAGACGCCACAATGCAAGGGAAAGTTTAGCAGAAGACGGTGCTAGCATTGATGATCAGTTGGGCATTAAACCAATCAATGTTAATCTTGTACAAAACAAAGACGGTACACTTACCTATACAGGTCCAGATGGCAAGCCAGTAACTGTTGATAAAAACGGTAAAATCATCAACCAAGATAGCCTAGGCATTAACGAAGGGTTACTAGAAAGTTTTGGTATGACTAATGAAATTGGGCCGATAGCAGGCGCAGTTTTAGTATGGGGTGGTAGGATACTAGTTGCTGGTGCAACAGCAATGGCGGCAATAGAAGCCTACGATCGTTACAAAGCTGGTGATAACACTGGTGCTGTACTTGCGGTACTAGTTGCTGCCGGATGGTTAGTTCCCGGCCCGGCTGGGTGGGTATTAGGAATTTCGTTAACAGCTATTGACTTTTTACGTCAACGTTATATGAAAATTGCTGATGAAGAGAAATCTCGTCCGGCGACAGTTCTTCCACAACCAGTTAAAGAATCTGAACGTATTGCGTTGTTAAGAGATTTGATTAAACTGCATGAAGTTGATCTCGGGCCGCTTAAGAATCCTGCTATTGAAAAACTGTCGCCCGCAGAGCGAGATAAGTTACTAAGAAGCGGCGAACCAAATCCTGCTATAGATGCATTAACTCCAGCACAAATAGAACAGGAATTAAGAAATCCTGGATCAGTACTAAAAAATACATCAGCAAATACTGTCGTTGCTAGTAATAACGACCCAATAGTATTTGATCCGATAACAAAAAGTCAAATGAAGAAAAGTGAGTTTGATGCACTATATGCCAAACGACAAACTAATCCAAGTCAAACTACAGTTGTTAATGTTGCAAACGGTAACACATCTACATCAGGAAAATCCGTTACTAAAGAAGACATTAAAAAAGTTATCCAAACAGTAATTGCCCAGATTGAAAAAACCGGAACTAAAGATCCTGCAATTTTAAAACTAGTTCAAGAAGCCAAAGTGTTAATTGGACTAAGTGGTAGTAGTGCCAACCCTGCTGCACCAATCGATGACGGCGAAGCATGGATTAATAACATTATAGACCAAGACAATATACTCCGAGGCAAAATGAGGGTTAGAGTTAAATAAAATGGCAAATTTAGTTTGCCATTTTTATTTTTAGGGCTTGCATTAACAAGATAAGTAGTATATAATAGGCATATAACATTAGGAGATAACATGTCAGGTCGTTCATACGGTGCAGAAGAAAAGGCAAAACTAGAGCGTTTAATTGCAGAAGGTTCTACAGTATTACGTGAAATTGAAGATTTACAAGAAGGCTTAAAAGATACTGTCAAGGCAGTTGCAGAAGAATTACAAGTTAAACCCAGTGTTATTAACAAAGCTATTAAGATTGCACATAAAGGCGATTGGGCTGCGTATAACGAAGATTGGGAAGAAATTGAAGCAATTTTAGATATTACTAAACGTATCTAAGACTGTTATAATATAAGGGTAAGGCGGGCCATAATCCGCCGCATCGGTATTTGTCAGCCGAAAATGACATATGGAGAATCAATGAGCTATGTAGATGCATGGTTTGACCGCGAAAATGATATCATTCGTGTAGTCGAACGCAATAAAAAAGGCGAACGAGAGTTTCGCGATATCCCTGTAAAACATACGTTTTACGTCAAAGACCAGCGTGGCAAGTTCCAAT